GTTGCGTATTGAGAACGAAGAACACCGTGAATCTCACTTGGTTTGTATCTGTATTCTGCGTAACGTTCTTGATAACCAAATGTTAAGGCATCGTTAGCTGATCCATCTAGGTAGAGTTCTTTATTTAAAACGGCTTGTTCGCCTATTTGTTGTAGTTTGGGCCAAAAGAAATCATAACGAGTTGAACGAGTCCAGAGTCTATTGATCCCTTGTTGATAGGTAATGTCTGCTCTGGCGCAAGCTAGGCCAATGATATAACCATGTTCGACGAAAGATTTGGAGAAGCCTATTCCACTCGTCGAAGCTGTAGCGAAAGATGCAAGAGCACCTTGCGCGTAAGAGCCTGTCGTTGACGAGGTTTGAGGAACTGGGTGTGTGTTAATTGTTGTAGATCCGCCGCCAAGATATTCTGATCTTTGTAGACGAAAGTCGGGTGAAACGACTCCAAAATGTGCTCGTAAGATTTCAACATATCGTGTCCCACATCTCGCATCTAATTCTAGGATGCTTTGTATTTGTAAGGCTTGGCGAAGTTCGTTAATGGTAGATGCCGTGGCGTTGGTTAAATCTGCCACAATATCAGGATAAGATGTTGATCCTTCTCTTCGCACAACCATATGTGTTTGACCAGATGAGAGAGCAGCGTCTATGCCGTCTACACTCCAGCCTGTCCAGCTGGTTACAGCTGTTTCTCCTGATTGATAAATGTTGCTAATTGAAACGGGAGAGGCACCAGGACTATATAAACCAAGTCCAGTAATCGGCGCCTCAGTGCCTAGAGGTAAGCTAACAGCGTCTCCTTTTTGGGGCCAAGGTAAGCATGAAGTGAAGTAATCGTGGCGTTTGCCTCTTTTTAAGAGGGTATAATCTCCAGGTGCATCAGGTCCGTTATCGGTATTTTCTGTTACTTTATTTTGTAGGTCTTCGGAGCGAAACCAGTCATTCCAGATTTTGTTGTAGCACCTTAATGGTAGAGTGTTATTGAGTGTATAACCTGCAGCAACGTCGGTCGGTAGCCCCATTTTATCAAAAATAGTGCCTACGTCGGGGTTGTTAGCCGTGAAGGGAAGAGTTGGAAGGGTGAAGTCTGTGCTATCTCCGGGGTTATCTTGAGCACCATTGAATTTTTCCCAATTGCTCCATACAAGTCTATTTGGGACATAGAAGAAGAAGAAGTCTAGGTACATATTGTCCATAACGGGAACGACTTGTGTAGCTAGTCGTGCAAAGGCTGACATACGAAGATTAAAGGTATCTCCGGGTAGTACTTCGTCAACCATGATGGGAATAAGATAGTCGAAATCGAAAGCGTCTTTAATTGTAAATGATCGGTCAAAGACAGATCGACCAATATTAACTGCAGGTGTAATTGCGAAGTTATGTTGTGACTGACGATTTTGCATTTTAGAAGTCCTTTATATTTTCGGTTAATTGTTTTAATTTTTGTTTAAAAATAGTTCTTTTCATTTCGTTGTGTGTAGTCTCGCTAATTAGTTTCCCAGATTCAAGCCTTTTTTCCGCTTGTTCTAAATATTTTTCTTTTTCAATAGTTTCTTTTTGTTCAGCTTTAGTCATATTAATGAGTTTAACATTCTCTATATAGTCTAGCCATTTGTCTGGATGTTCTTTTTTTAGCCACCGCTCATAATAGCGTGGAATTGGTCTTTTTTTTCCTTCAACGATAAGTTCACCATAATTAAAGATATCTTTGTAATATAATTTAAGGAATTTTTGTCCAATAGGACTTTTGTTAGATTTTTTCGAAATGGGTTGAAATTCAGAACAATCGTTACCATGGACTAGTTTTTTTGCAGCATATCGGGCGCAGTAAGATGCAGATTTAAGCGTAACAGCTCCAAATTCTATATTTCCTTTTCCCCAGATTTCCTTAAGAGAGTCTGAAGAGTAGTTAGGGTCTCCAAGTTGAGAAGTATATTTAAATTCTTTATCTGAGGGTTCGTAATTGAAGATAATTACATGCCAATGAGGTCTTTTGAATTTTTCGCCATATTCGCCTGTAACGAAGTAGGATATTTTTTGATCATCAGGAAGGGATTTTCTAAGCCGTTTGATGAATTTTTGGAAATGAGAATAGTTTAGTTTTTTTACGTAGTTTTTTTCGTCATAAGTGAGTGTTAAAAAGATATTTTTTTCATTTAAAGATGCTTCGTGAACGCATCTAATTGCCCATTGAGTGGCGTAGTCGAGCCGACAAGCTATACATTTATTGCATGGAATTTTGAAAGGTGGATACTCTTTGCTGTATTTGTTTGGGTTAAAAGACAAAGTCTTCCCATCAGCTAGAAATCCAACTGTATAAGGAGAATAACAAGACATAAAGCCTCTATTTATTTAAAGTCTAATACCGCCTCGAAAGTTCATAGGTGACGCATTATTCAGTGGGTGCGTTCCTGCTTTGCGTCGAAAATCTTTGCGAGATTTATTTTTTGACATTTTTTTCCGTTTCATCAGATTCCTCCTTTTTCCGAAGTGCTTCTTTTACAAGAAGATACAGGTTGTAAGCTAATTTAAGAATCTCTTTTATTAGTTCTATCGGTATCTTGGCTAGGTTTTTCATTTTTTTTCACTCCTTTGACGTGAGGTGACAACCATATTTTTGGTGTCACCTGCCATATATACAACAAGAAGTTGTATATATGGCGGTTTTTAATCAAAAATCTAGTCTAGATTTTTGATTTCGTTTAATTCGCGCTAGGTTGCTCTAGGCGAAGTTTTACGCTAACCCCTTTGGTCATGTGTTGTGGAGTTTCAAGAGCGTCTATAAGACCGCTAATGCTGTTATAGGTACCAAGGTAGTATAGATCAAAGTCCTCTGGGTATTTTGCTACCAGTGAGTTTTTGTCCTTGACAAGTTCCATGAATGAGCGTTCGGCTTCGCCATGAGATTTTTGAAAGAACGGTGTGTTGTAGACCTCTGCTTTTGCGTCGCGGATTGCGAATGCTTTGAGGTCTGAGTGTTGAGTTTTCATAAGTACCTTTCGCGCTGTGCGCTTTAATTGTTTCAAGGAATTTGATGTTTGTTTGTAAAGAGTCAAGTTGCTTGCCTAATTATTTTTATTTTACCAGGCTCGGGATTCTGTCTATATATATAAGCGAGCTAATTAAGGTTCGTTTAACTAGGAGTTATTTGTGAAGAGTACAAAGATGAAAAGTGAGATGAAGATGAAGAGTGAGGATAGGGTGATAAGGAAGGAGAGGATGAAGATGGGTAACCCTGTGTGGACTGAGAATGGAGTAGGTTTTTGGGTAGGTAAGATATTTAGGTGGTTCCCAGATGGGATAAGAGAAGCGGGGGGATAACCCCCGCGCTTTTTTTTGCTCACTTTTTAGGATCAGGTTCCGTTGGTGGAACTGGTGGTGGTTGAGGTCTATTAGCAAGACCTAGTTCATAGGCTTTTTCTTGATTCTTTTTATCTTGTAAAAACATAATTAGTTCATTAGGTGAATTTTTAAAGTATTCACGTGTTTTAGCTGGAAGACTATCGAATGTTTCTTTTGCATGAAGAACTTGATTCATGGATTCATGAAAGTCTTTAATATTAGCGAGGTCCATATAAACACCGTCGTTGCGTTGTCTAACATGCTCTAAAGAGCCAGTTTTAAGGTAACGAGCCATAATGTTGTTAATATCACATGATTTGGCCCATTGTTCTTGGGTTTTAGTTTTATCGGTGTTTATTGTTTGAACTCTGGTTGTGCCGTTTGGTCGTTTAGTTATTTTTTTCATATATTTTCCTTTTAAGGTGTTAATAGTTCGCCTGTTTTTCTGTGATAAAGATCATAGCCTTTTGGTATTTTGATTTTTGGGAATGTTTTTGGTTTTAATATGTTAACAGCATCTTTTGCGTTATTAACAGTACCAAGACCTTCGTTGATCATACGGTTGATGTAACGAGGAGTAAGTGTTTCGTCATCCATTTGAGCTTCGCGAGCTTCAACTTTTGCTCTGTTGACAAGAGCTGGTGCTTGAGCTTTTAGAATTTTAGTTTGTTGCTCTATTTGTTTGGCTGTTGCTTCTTCTCTTGCCTGAATTTTGGCTTGAGTAGCTCCAAGGGTGTTGTTTAGTTGAATTTGAGAATCAGTGTTTTCTATTTCACGTTTAACGGTTCGAGCCTGAAGAGCTGAAGAAATTGCCGGAGCCATGACATTTTCCATATGAGCGGGTTGAGCTTGAGGTGATGATGCCCCAGAGCCCCCGGTAGCTGAAAGAATAGGATTTAATCCGGCTGCTCTAAGGTCTCTAACCTCTCTAACGTGAGAAGTATTTGCCGCATTCATTGAGCGATTATAGGCTTTTGACGCTTGTTTAGCGTTGGCTTCATTTTGAAGGATTGAGCCGATAAGACCGGCCCCGCCTGTTAAAGCGGAGCCTATTGTAAACGGGTCAAATGCCATTTTTAGAATCTCCCTAATACTGCTGGAACAGGTTTTGTCATCATAGGTCTAGCACATTTTAGTTGATAAAAGGCATCGAAAATTAGATCGGGTTCAGTATCGATTGCTATTGCTCTTTCGATAGGTGTGGATTGTACAATAAACGTGCTATTTAATGCTGGAAGAGAGCCGAATTCTTCGGCCAAATGCCAAGAATCTAGTGGAGTTGCGTATTGAGAACGAAGAACACCGTGAATCTCACTTGGTTTGTATCTGTATTCTGCGTAACGTTCTTGATAACCAAATGTTAAGGCATCGTTAGCTGATCCATCTAGGTAGAGTTCTT